CGCGCAGCTTCCCTACCGTTAGCGCAATATCCTCGTTCTCCTGGTCGCGGCGTTTGATGTATTGCTGGTTTCTTTCCTGTTCATCCAGCTTTCGGGAAAGAATTTCACCAAACAGATGAAGTTCTGCATCTGCTGTAATCGGGATTGGAACAAATCGTATTCCACTTCTGGCAAGTTGATTTGCGATTTCCAGACACTGCCTTAATTCAACTGGTGATGCCTTTGTCAACGTCGTTTTTTCGCTCATTGGTTTTCTCCAGAAATTTAACAATACCCGGAACCATCTCAATGGATGGTGTGCCGCATTGGTTACCCCATACATCAAATCCATGCGAGGTGTGGCGGGCGAACAGTTCTATCCGGGGAACATCGCCAAGAAGTTGCACAAGTTTTTCTCGAGCCATATCCGGCTTGCGGGAGTGATCAAGGCGTGGTGCAGTGAATGACTGGATTATTCCGGCGTTAATGCGTTCGGGCAGATTTCCTTTCACTGCAAAAAGGCAGTCTTCGCTGTTAGCGCGAGTGGTGCTACCCATACCCATGACCAGCTTGTCGGTCTGTCTTTTCCCGCATTTGTTCCAGGTTAATCCTTTCATCGTCACCAGACGAAAGCCCCACGCTTCTACAACCTTCAATGCTTCAAGTGGTTGTGTAGGCACCCACCACATAGCCAACAGGCAATTCTCGGCTGCCAGTTCCCATACCGGGAGGCGGCAGATATCCAGAAGACTCATGACCGGATATTTAAAACTTGCACCGCGTTGACCATCGGTTGCTTTGTCGCGGAATGTCCAGGGGGGATCTGCGTAAATGAGGGTGTATTTTTTCGTCATAGCGCGTTTTCAAACTCATCAATGTAAAGTCCTGCTTTAATCAGTCGGCGACGGCGTTCGGCCTTTTGCACGTATTCCTCGCGACAGTTTTTTGCTGCGTGTTCACGGCTTCTGCGACTGAATGGAGGAACGGCATTGCGTGAGCGAGGTGTGTCACGACGAGGATTTGATTCGAGGGAGAAAAAGCGATCAACGATTCCGGTGTCTGTGGTGAATGGTTCTGAAGCCTTTATTTTCACAACCTTACTGCCCTTTGTCAGGCCGCGAGCTACCTTGTTGAACTCGCAAAGTGAAACACCAAATTTCTCTGCTATTTCACTGCCAGTAACAGGACGACCACGAGACTGAATCATCCAAGTGACGCGTTCTTTTAACCCACGGAAGGCACCGGGCCTTCCAGAACGCCTGTAGAAAGCGATCTGTTTCAAATTTTTGTCTCCAGATATGAAAACCCCGACGGGATGTCGGGGATGGTAGGGGAAGTTACAGGCTTAACGAGAAGCCTTTTCGGGAATTTCGATCTGACAATCTTGAAATATCCTGTAGCGTGCGGCGCATTTCTTCCGTCAGATGCTTGAAGGCGTTAAATTCAGCGACAGCGGCGTCAACGTTATAGCCTTTGCTGTGTAGCTCATTGAGGATGCGCATAGTTGGGCTTGGCATGTCGAAGAGCACAGAAACGTCCAGGTTAAGAGTTTTTCGATCAACATAGCTCATCATGGAGTAGGGGTGGTGCTCTGAAAACCACGATAGAGGGTAGTTGATGTTCATTGGTGCAGGTAAAAGGCTCTGGCGAAGTTTCTTTTCGCACTCGATGAAGTATCGGCGGATCTGGCGGCCTTTTTCGTTACGCTCAACCATCGCCAGTTCTTTGGCTGTGTCGAGGGTGAGATGGTAGTCTTTTGCAGGACGACCTCTGCCTATTTTTTCCCGAACTTGGGAAATAATCATAAAGTCTTGATTTTCAACGAAACCATATTCAGCAATTCGTTCGACAATCCACGAAGCAAATCGCTTACCCACATCGAGGAAAGTGTGTAAATCACGGGCATTAACGAGAAGAGTGGTTTCGTTGGATATAGTGCCGTTGAATACGGGGATGAGTTGACTGGTCATGATGACCTCCTTGTAAGTTTAGTTAGCTCAACCAGTTAGTAGCTGGTTGGTCGGGTGTCAACTGAGCCTTACAAGAAGCTCTGGGCATATTCCCCTTACGGGTATTGTATTACGCCTCTCCACCCGACCTTTGTACGGATGTGACTATGCCGCATTACGGGCATAAAAAAGCCGCAAAGCTATCGGGTGCGGATGACCGCTTGTAAGTTCAGTGCGGTCAGTATGCGATAGCTCTGGCGGATTTGTCAAATCATGTAGGCCTTATCTTGCTGTAAGCCGCGCCATTCGGGCTTTTCCCCAGATTTGGGGGAAACTATCTGCGAAGTATTCACCTTTGACGGCAAGTTGCAGGTTAGCCACGGTTAACCTCCTGCGGCGGTTCTGGTAGCGGCATCCAGTGGGTTACTTCTTTGAGATGCAGGTCTTCGCCATCACCGTCATCCCAAGTGGGATTGCCATCATTAAACCAGTCGCCATATACGCCGACCTGAGTGTTGGGGATGCTTGGTGGGTAGTTGTTTTTAAAGTCAGCTGCTAACACATAGTATTGTCGCTCTCCCATTTCTGGCATTCGATCACTACAGCTTATCCAACCATCCGGAGTTACCGGAACTGGCGGAACGGCTGTTTGCTCTCGAACGTCATTAGTCGCTATCGGTTCTGCTGCCAACTGACTGGCATATTTGTTAATGGTAACGATAAGCTCTTGCTCAGCCTCATCCAGACAATCACCGATACCTCGCCTGTCACCGTCAAAATCATCGAAATCGGCACGAATCTTGGCAACCTTCAGGATTGCGGACAACACCTCACTAGGAATTACCGGATAGTTGGTTGACGTTTCCGCGATTTCCCGAAAATTATTGGTTGACGAATTCTTGTTTTCCCGAAAGTTTCCGGACTGAAGCATAGCGGCACGGCAGGCGTTCCAGCCTCTCACCTCTGCAATAGCGGCAACAGCATCAACCGCGTACATGCTAAGAGGATTAGGCATTGGTTTTTCTTCCGGTACTACTGGTGCTGGAGGGGCGGCGTAAATGCCCTCTATCACTAAATGTTTGCGCTCAAAATCATCTGGCTCTCGATGATATACGTAACTCCAATCACCAAGGTTATCATTGCGCCTGCAACGGAAACCTATCGGCTCGGCTTCCAGCGCTGCCAGAGCAATTCGTGCCAGTTCTTCCGCTTCTTCTGCTGGCAGTACAACGTTGCTACCAGGTCCGTATGTTTCGCGCCACTGTTTGATTGTCAGCAGTCGCCCTTTGGTAATAGTGATCATGCCGCGTTTCCTTCTTTCTTATTAACAATCACACCGTCATATATTTCATTAAGGTGCCCTCTCAACTCCATGCGCCTTAATGCAGATAACATGTAATCGCATTCAACCTGCTTATTCCCAGTAAATGGCTTATCGTCAGGATTACCCCAACAGCAATTACCCTTGGGCCACCCATGTACTTTCCGTACTCTTCCGTTAACAACGTGAAGTAATCCCCAGCCAGGTGGTAAATCCTCAATTGAAATAATTCCCGGCTCACTAATAAAGAATCGCCAGTCGCCCATTCCAAGAGACGGATTTTTACGGAAACGCTTTTTTCTATCTGCCAACAAGTCAGCACGAGAACACTTCGCCTCTATCAGGCATGATGCTGAATTTCTGAATCCCATAGCATCTGGCTGTTCTCCGGTACTGGTTACGGCTATAAAGCGGTCATGAAAGCAAACCTTGAACCCGTTGCGCTTAAGGAACTTGTACGCAATCTGACAGAGTTCTCGGTGTGTTAACGCCATCTCACCCTCCTTTGATGCGAATGCCAGCAACACGTAGTGCATGTTCTAAGTCAGCCAGATAAAGCCAGCAGCCATTTTCTTTAGGTATCATGACGTGGCGCTCATCATCATTTATCGGATGTCCATATCGAAGGCCGTAGCGAGTCGGCAAATGAACTTCCCGCGTTTCCAGCTCTTTAACGCGTTCCTCCAGTTCGTAGACCCTGCATTGTTCTCTATCATCAATCAGATATAACCCAAGACATTCGCTTTCTACCCAACCGCCAAAATCATGATCGTAATGCTCACATGAAAACTCACCGTCACCGTCCTTTGTTGGAATGGTGTAACTATCTAATGGGCCACCATATGTCGGCACATTTCCCAATGTTGGATGCTCAATCCACATGAAAAATGTACGTCCGGTTATTGGGCAAATATCTGGCCGCCATTGGTTACGAACAGCCTTGGTTTCGGATAATTTTTCAGCGTGTTGTTTTACTTCCTCAAGCTCAACACGCAGCTTTCCTACCGTTAGCGCAATCTCCTCGTTCTCCTGGTCGCGCTGTTTAATGTATTGCTGGTTTCTTTCCTGTTCATCCAGCAGTGCCAGCACAACCTGAGGTGTGGCTTTCATACGAAATGCCAGCAATTTTTGAGGCGTTGCTACTGTTTCAATTGCTACTGCCGCCTCACGCAGTGCCTGGTAATTAATTTTGCTCACTGGTTGCCTCCTTTGTGGATCTGCGCTGCGATGCACGAAAAAAAAGATTCCCGCGTATGACAGTTAAGAGCTGGTGCGAAAGCCGCGTTAAGAACGGCAGCATCACAGCCGTCATCGATATAGAGCGCAATTTTTTTCTCCAGGCGCGCTTTGGCTTCCTGCAACTGCATACCCCGGCACGTACGCGGGATATACTCAGCAATTTGAGCGATAGATTTTTCGTTCTGTTTAAACATGCTTCACCTCGACAGGCTTGATTGTGTCGATCAGCAGTCTGCGGCGCGTATTTTCTGCAAAGTGGCGGCGTCCGGTTTCTTTGTGGTAAAACTCGTTTTTGCCGACGACCCACATCCGCTCTGTCTGGTGAAGTTTTTTTACCTGCGGGCCGTCTTTGGTGATCACAATGCCGGTATGGGTTTTTACGATTGTCATGCCACTACCTCTTCGAATTTCAACTCCAATTGGTCACCCCAGATTTCACATGATTCGGAACACGAACCAGTATCAAACCGCTTGGCCAGCACCATCGCTTGATACAAATTGCTGTAGTCGCTGTCGGCATACATCCTGGCAATCCCGTCAAGCGTCAGGTGACCACGGTACATAACGTCTTTACCTGTTCTGCGATGACCATCCCTGACGTGTTTGCCTGTAACCAGTTCATTAAAAACCCGCATCAGACCAGGTTCGTCTTTACATGCAAGCCCCAGCTTTTGCGTTGACTTTTTGATGCAGAAAACACAGTTCCCGAGGTGCTCCGGGATTTGCAAATCAAAAGGTTGTTTTCGCCACCACCGGATAACATCCGACTTATCAAAATCTGACAGTTCGGCAAGATACCGGACGCCCGGTTTCGGTTTCAGCCTACGGGGTTCGTCTGCACGAATACCCAGCCACGTGATGTAGTTCCCTTGTCCGAAATGGTCATCGCAGTATTTTATGAAGGGGGTGAGTTTTAATCTGTCAGTGCAGAACGCGCCGCCGATGTATGGCGTGCCATATTTTTTTACCATGTCCATAAACGGTTTAAGCACCGGCATTCGCGTCTGAATATCCTTTGGTTCCCATTCCGTATAACCATTTGGCTGCCCAAGCTCTGGATTTATATCGACCTGCAACACGGTTAGCGGAATATCCCAGAACTTCACAACCTCCCGAATAAACCGGTACGTCAGCGGGTGTTCACATCCCGTATCCATGAGTATGTAATGAACGTTTTCACCAGCTTTTCTGCGTTGCTCCATAAGGTGGACGAGGTACGCCGATGTCCGACCGCCTGAAAAACTCACAACATGATGAGTGCTCATTTCTTCGTCTCGTTACGGGGAGGGGGTTAAATAGGTGGTAAGCTGGAATTGCCGGATGTTTACCCGTGTCCGGGGTACGGCCTCACGTTGCAGCGTACGAGAATGGACTATTGCTCAGTGTCGTTTGATGTCGGCTGAGGATATTCGCCTTGCTCTTGTAACAGAGTTAGAAGAATGGAAAACCCCTCACGATGTGATGATTGATGAGTGTCGATCCCGGAATGATTGATGTTGTTAAATTCCAACATCGTGCTCCTGGCGATAGCCTCAACGGTATTCCAGAATACTAATACATCTGTTTTCTGCTCTGTTTTATCAGCAACAGGAAGTTTGATATTTTGTTGAAATTTATTAATGCAACCATTTTGAATATGTTCCTCGTGCTTTTCATTGTCATAAGCATACAGCCCGACAAAAACATCTCGCACGTTACGGGATATATTTTCCAGATTCGCCTTTGGTTCCTTTGTTAAATCAAGCACCGATAAATGGGCTTTAAGCGTATCCGCAGCTATTTTCTGAATATCCTCTGGTAAATCTTTAAATTGCATAGTATACCCTCCAAGAACTGTGTATTTTCTCGTGAAATATGAGCGATATGTCGTGACGTCCCTGTCACAGATTTCATCACACTGAGAACGTGCCGATGAAGGTTAAGATATCTTCTTCTTCGAAACGCTCTTTCAGCAGGTCACGGAACTCTTTGGCAATTTCTTCTTCCGCAGCTTCAACACGCACGATACGTAGCACCAGAACAGGCTGTTCGCTTGTCAGAATGCTTAATCGCAGCGTGAATTCCCTGTTGCCCAGGCCCTCGTATGGGATGCATTCAAAGCGGAAAGTGGCAGGCATGATTTCTTTGCTTTTAGCCTCCACGGACTCCATGACTGAGCGGCTACCGCTGAAGTTTTGCTCTTCATATTCAGCACTGCGTTTTGCATCGATGGTAAGACGACGGACAGCAGAGATAGCCTGTTTGATGTCCAGCACATTACCGTCGCTGTCATAGGCTGTGAGGAAGTCGGCCCAGTCTTCCAGCCATTCAGCGAGAGACTTCTGGAGTTGTTTTTTGCCGTCAACGTCACGCAATGCGCGATATGGTGATGTGGCTTTCAGTTCCAGCAGTGCCTTGTTGTCAGCGTGTCCAGGTTGCTCCAGAGTGCCGATATTGAACACAGTGACTGCTTTCATCGTTTCCGCGTTAATGAAGCAGCGGGAGTGCTCATCGGCATACCCTTTGCTGTATTCAACAAAGTCATCAATACTGGTTGTGGTCATGACTCCACGGAAACGAAAACGTTCTGTCATGAATCGTTCCAGACTTTCGATATTTACATTGTCCGGCAATAACGCAACAGGGCATTCCGTAAGCGGCAAATTTTCACCAGAAAAAGCAGTAGTGGTGAGTTTTACAATTTCTTTAATGGCATTGCTATCTAACTGAGACATGTATATTTACCTTTAATTTATGGATTTGGGGATAATGCGCGAGCGTTTTAAGGCGGGGATTATTCAGCGTAAAACAGCGTCATGTTGACCCTGTTTATCGAAAAGCTGTCCCTGGTCTTTCTGGAACAAAGTAAGCTCACCACCTTTATTTACAAACATCGGGGTGTTAGTTGTGTCTTCTTCTGATTTACTACCACGCATTGTCGGGCGTGTGAATTTTAGTTTATGGGAAACTGATACGCGATTTTCATCAAGTGAAGATAATTCGAATTCAACACATACCTTTCCTTTTTTGTTTGTGCTGTTTACGCCAAAGGCAACTTCACTTAATACCGCGCCAAGTTTGTTAACAAATACCCCGCCGTCGAGGTCGTTAATGAAAATATTAACATCTGTCTGATGCTGACTCATATTTATATCTCCGTGTAGAGAGTGTATTGAGGCTTCGGTTGTTTACTGCATTTAAAGCCTGGTTTTGTTTGTGAATTAAAAACTATCGCTGCCGTACTGCCAGTAACCTGGGGCGTCCGTGTGATTCGGGTTTACGTTTTTGCTGCGATTGTCTTTGTCTTTGAGAGTGGAAACCATATTTGCTACAGTTTCTGGTTTCTTTCCTTCAGCTTTTTCTTTCAGTGTCTGCCCTGTTTCTGCAATGAATGGAATGCGGATTTCCATCTGGTAACCGTCTGCGCCAGTCTTTCTGTTTGTGGTTAATACTTTCTGGAGGACGAGTCCGATTTTCTTTCCGTGAAACTCAGGTGCAACATATTTACTGACGGAAACCATATGCTGCGTTAACTGCCCAATTCCTGTGCATCCCATCATGGCGTGAATAATGCTCGCCCCAAATTTATTTTCAGTGCCGTCATTCTTCTGAACACAAACACTGAGATATTGGATTTTCCGTCCGTCGTCGGATTCTCCAGAAAACTCAATGAATCGGGCACCTTTTTCTGATTGCTTGAGTTCTGCTTCGGTGATGTTAATGATATGCGCACCCGTTTCGGTAATAAAACCACCTTGTCCGGCGGTCAGTGCTGATTCTTCGTTATAAGTAAAAATCACTTCATCCATTAGTTATTAACCCCCCATTGTTCTCCAAATACAAAACCAATTTCTGCCAGTGCTTCGTCCATTTTGTCGATGAACTCCGGCACCATCTCATCAAAACTCGCCATGTACTTTTCATCCCGCTCGACCACGACATAATGCAGGCCTTCACGCTTCATGCGTGGGTCGTAGTTGGCGAAGTACCAGGCGTCCTTGTCTGTAACCCACATGCTGAATTGCACCTGGGCCATGTAAGCAGGCTTGATAGCGTCAAAGCCGCCAAGCCGGAACTTCATGAAGTCGCGGGAAGTAAAGGGGCATTTAAGCTCAAGACCGTTACCGTCACTGCATAAACCATCGGGAGAGCAGGCGGTGCGCATGCTTTCGTCACGAAAAATTATGGGTGTTTCCGAGACGGTAACATCCGCGATAAATTCAAAGAGGGCACGGGCATCATCTTCATATTGCTTTCCCCATGCGAGCGACTTAGCGTTAACTTCCGGTGCCACGCCAGTACAAACTTCAGCCAGCAGGGTGTGGAAGTATGACATTTTTGTATCAGGCCATTTGCTGCCGGAACGTGGCTTTGCTATCACATTGTGAACTTCTGAAGCAGTGATAACACCGAGTCTCAGCTTGTGCCATCCATCATCGCCCTGGTCGAGGCTGGTAATATCCACGCCAGTTCGCTGGAGAATAATTTCTGGTGTCATGACACGGCCTCGCTGTTATTTTCCGTGGTGGCGTGAATTTTCGCTTCCGCCGTGGCCTTGTTTCTGGCAGCTTTCTTTTTGACAAAATCAAGCGTTTTGACAGCTTCTTCCTGAGAGAGAGCTTCATGTGATGCAATCGTGCGACGGAATGTTTTGGAACATACGGGAAGCAGGTCATCCCATGTCTTGTTAATTTCGGTGATTGCCTGAGTGATCTCATTGATAATCTCATCTGATGCGGGAGTGACGTCACGCTCAGGGATATGATCAGCATTCAGGATGATACCTTCACCGGCCTGAGTGTTCAGGTAGTCGATAGCTGTATCCAGGCGATCGCGACGGGGCCAGTATTTGCTGGCGCGCTTAACAATGGCTTTTCTGGCCATTTCATCGGGGAAACTATCCCACGGGCTACTTCCTCCGTTATTTCCGGCTTTGCTGCACGCCCTGATGACCTCGATTTCCCTGTTGCTCATCTCTTCGGTCAGATAGTCGCCTTCGGATGTTTTTACGACACAATAACCGCCAATGCGTGCGCCCCTGTCTACGAAGGGGTTGTATTTGTGCGTGGGGGCGCAGTCAATACCGTTGGACTCGTAAATGTCCTTCTCGTAAACAAGTTTGCATTGCCCCCACTGAATGGCTCCTGTGACCTGTGCCAGATGCAGAAGCCCCATATAACTGATATCCAGGCATACAGCCTTTTTTCGTGGGACCAGATACGCCAGCTTGCTGGCCGGGTTCAGGGTTATGCCGATGGCGGCAACATTGATGATAGCGTTCTGTGCGCTGGGCAGATTTGCCCTTGCTGTGTCAGCCAGAAAGGCATTTTTCTGGAATTGCTGAATTGCAAACTGACTTTCCTTCGCCCATGTCAGCGTCGGTTCAGTTAATGCCTCGCAGAAAAAGCGCTCCTGCTGCTTAACAAATTCAACGATATCGAACATTTTTTGGTCCTGAAAATCAGAAAGGACAGGGGGAGAATTTTCTCTCCCATTCTTCTTCCGCCCGAGCATAGGCGATCGCTGAGATATAATCGTTGTACGCCTCTTCAGCTTTTTCGCCAGTGAGTGCTAGTTGGGCTTCTTTGGGTAAAAAAAGGCTGCTCATAAGCAATGGTTTATCGGGGAACATGCTGATAAGCTCCTGCGCCCGATCATCAATCCATTTATCCTTTTCATCCTGAATTTGCTGATTAATCCAGCGACGCTCCTCTATGCGGTCGCAGGTGAGGTATGCGTTCATGGCGGAACTCCTGATTCCGGTTAATGCATTAAATTAATTTGTCGGGAAAGCTGACATACAGGGCAGTTACATTCTTCCTCCTGCTCCTTAGCGAAGAAATATGCAGCGGCCTGTAATGCGATGTCTTCTGGATGTTCCGCGATAAACATAACATTGCCTTCCGTATCAATAACAGAAATAGCCTCATCAGACAGGATGACAAAATAGGCGATGATTTTATCATCCATAAAAACTTCTCCCATTATCGTTCCTGCTGGAGTTACGACGCTTTTTACATTGATATTTATTTTTTGATTGAGCATGATATTTCCTTTCAGGCTGGTGAGATTAACGGTTGGCCTTTATTGTTCAGGTAAACTTCTATTGCATCTGAGATAATGCGAATTTTTTCAATCAGTGAATGTGCGTAAAGTGCATTATTAACGTTCGCTGACGCCATGTAATAACGCCCGTTGTAAAGAATTGCTGTGCCGGGTTTAACGTCCTCGCGAGAAACTAATGCGGTTCCGTAGTGAGGTTTGAGCATGACAAATCCTCCGGTTAATTAATCCAGATATTTTATTTAATCCCCGATATGTGATCGGGGATGGGGTTAATTAAAGATTAACGTTGAAACCAAAGCGGGAAGATTTTTCCGATGTGCGGGAAATATCCAGCAATTTACGGCGCATTTCTTCCGTCAGATGCTTGAAGGCGTTAAATTCGGCGACAGCTGCATCGACGTTATAGCCGTTACGACGTAATTCATTAAATATGCGCATTGCAGGGCTTGGCATGTCGAATAAGACGGAGGTATCAAGCTGCAATGTATTTCTATCAACATAGTTCATCGTGGCATAGGGGTGATGCTCTGAAAACCACGATAAAGGGAAATTGATATTCATCGCAGGAGAAGACAGGGCCAGTTGTTTCTGTTCCCATAGTTGTTTTTCCATGCGATCGAATTCAGCAATGTAGGCTTCCTTGAATGCAGCTGCTTTTTTGCCGGTGAAGCCCATCACCAGAAAAACGAATCCGTTTTTGGTGATTTGGTACATTGGGCGTTGTTCGCCTTTGGCGTCGGTGTAGGTAACGTCCGCAAAATTGCGGGCGTTAAATTCCGTAGAACAATCCATCAATCGGATTTTTTTTAAAACGTCGTCGTGCCGCTTGTCAAAAAATTCAGCAATAGCAATAGACGTTGTGACAACGCGACCATTGGTAATGGTGATTTCAGGTTGAGAAAGGGCAGGGATAGTAGCCATAATGGCAGCCTCCTTGATTGGTGATTGAGAACCACCGCAGGAGGTCCTAAGCTCGCTGGCGGTGGACTGTACAGGGTTAGGACTACTGGCAATCAAGGGAACCAGCCCGACCGAAGTCGGCCCCATACAGCCCACCATTGATAAGATGTGCGTGTATATCGATACAAAAAAAGACGCTGGCGCGTCTGTATCGCCTCGATTGTCAGCGGGGTCCTAATCCCGACACCCGTTTTATAAGGTGTTCGCCAAATATAGCCCCCGACATCACACGCAGTCAATACCGTCCTTTCTCAGAAACGCTTTGGCGGTGCCGCCTGCACCCCAAAACATTCCCTGTATTGGTCAGCGCCAACTTCCTGCCAGTGTTGCCCGTTCTCACGCCGTTCTCGCTCTCGCGCGGGGATACTCTCTCATCGACCGGATCGCACCCGATGATACAGCACGTTTACGTGTAGGGGTCTAAACAGGTCATTGACGCTGTAAAGCTCCAGGTTGTTAAAGAGCATTTTGCGGCGGGTTAAGTCGCGCCGTACGACTGATTTATGTAGCCCTGTGTAAGGGCGCGATGTTTCTGGCTTGAAAGAAATATAACTTGCGGTGATTTTTATGTAAATACCGTTAGTGGTTATTGGGGGTGAAAAAATATTACTTAACTGATTTTTAAAGTGATTTATTTTTTAAGGGGACAGATAACAGGAGGGGATATGCAAAGAAAAACCCGGCGCATGGGCCGGGCTATTTATCTGGTCCTGTTCTCATTCAGTAGAGTAGGGGCCAAGAAATCGCACTCCGTTGAAGTGAATAAGATGAGAAGGTGCATCAGCCACCCATACCTCTGTTTCCCATGCGATTTCACCAAGATATCGCCCCATGATGGAGCGATTTGGAAAAGCGGTCACATAGACAAGTCCGGCTGTTGATCCGGCAAACAGCCTGGCAAGCTCAGCATGCCGCTTCCCATCAACCGGTCCATGACTGGTGACAGACTCAACCAGTAGCAGCCAGTTTTTCGCAGTAAAATGTAGCACCACATCTGGCATTTTACCGTGTGAATCCACATCAACACCTAGCCCGGCCAGCAGTGGAGCGTCGAAGTAGCCCCACTTTTCGCCAGTGTCGCCAGCATAGACCAGCACGCTACCCGGAGCAAAACGTGGGGCGAAGTCCTCTATTATGGCACGGATAAGTTCGCTGTGCTCGCCGGGACTGAGGGTTATTTGCTGGCCCGCAGCAATTTCAACAGGGATACGATTCTGTTCGCGCTCCTTAGCATAGCGGGTAACCAGCGTTTCACGCTCGGCTAAATAGGTTGCAAGGCTATCGTGCCATGCCGGGCTGCCGAAAGTGCGTAGCATGGACAGAGCAGCAGGTTCGATCTGATAAACAGCCTTCGGGCTGTTCACTGGGCGATCGGGCTTGTCCGGATTGTAGAGGGCTACTCCAGCAGCGCAGAACTGATGCATAGACTGGCGGCGGAATGTCTCACGAGTATTGGGTGCGTAGACCTTGCCGTAGTGCTCCCGAACCCAATTCATGATTGGTGTAATGCCCACAAGCGGATTTTCCGCGTCGGCCCATGCTTTTCCCGGTGTGAGGTTCAGGAGTGCCAGCAAACACAAAGCAGAACGCTCATTCTGCTGCGCTCTGGGCAGGCCTAAGGATGCTATAATTTGCTGAGCGGCCTCAATATAATCATTTTGGTTGTTCATGCAGTCAGAGCTCCTAGCTTAGCGTCAATATGTTCTTGCGTGAGAGTTTCTTGTTGCATAGCCCACTTGCCAAGCTCTATCAGAGTGTCACGGCTTGGGTACTTAATCATCTTGAGGTCGGTTGCATTGACCTGTGTATGCCCGTTGAAGCGACGGAAGTACTTATCCACTGCGGTAGTGTTCAGGAACACGGCCAAGCCACGGGCCAGCGCCTCGGGTAACCCATGTTTGTTCTCATGAAACACGTTCATGTGATTTTCAAATCCCAACACTGAATACTCACTGAAGGTAGCAGGATCAACGACGCTTGCTACCACTCGGCGCTTTTCCTCCTTCGACGAGAAACGACGCACCACACAATAAAAACCGTTCGGGTAAAGCCACTTTTCTGTCTCGTCGTTGCGCATGATTGCGTTGGGTTTCTTCAAACCTTCCACAGGCCAGACAGTGCTACTCATACTCAAATGGCTCGGGTAGATCAGGGGAACAGTTCCTTCTTCTGGCATGCTGCGCAAATGAGCTTTCAGTCGGAAATCAACTATCGGTCCGGTCGATACCTTCACGCCAATATCAGCCAGCGAACATTGTACGGCAGATGATAACTCAATGGTGCTTTTCTCGAGCGTGGTCGGCACATGAATAAACCGCTCCGAATCGTCCGGGTACACAATCTGGTCAAATGGGTGTTCGTAGGTGACCAGGTCAAAAAAGCTATCATCGGTCGAAGTTGTGACTGTAACAGCCTCCTGACGGCCTCCACGCTCCAGGCGGATGATAATATTTTCCTGCAACACATCGTCATCCCTGAAAGCTTTGCTACGTGATTCGAACAAATGAATATGGCGGATTGCTGCCCGCTCAAGTATGAAATTACGGAACGGACGGTAATACGGTCCGTTGCAGAAACTACGTGGGATTATGGCCACTATCTGCCCGCCAGGTGCAACCTCACCTACAGCCAGTGCAACAAAGGCGGAATACAGATTTACCGTCTCGATACCGACAGTGCGAAGAGCCTGCCGGTGGGCTGACTGGCTATTGATCTTCTTGTAAGGCGGATTAAGTATTGCATGGGTATAACCTCGATCCTGTAGACCTTCGGCGGTTGCCAGCTCAATATAATCCCCTTCGATGATGCGGGGCGTCACTCTCCTGTACCCGGTTAAGTGCTTCGCAAGGTGACCACACAGCTTTTTGTCGATTTCGTAGGCTGTTGCCTCGACAGACTCAAAGCCAAACTCGCCAACCAGCCAACGGTCGAGGAAGGCGCAAGACAGTGCGCCTAAACCAGCGCCTGCGTCCAGTAGACGGCAAGTTTTCATTGTGCTCGGTGGAAACAAGGAGGCCATAAAACGGGCCACGCCAGAAGGCGTCATGAACTGGCCGAACTCTGCTTTGTGTTTACGCGCGGTACGGGGAGACAGCTCGCGACGCACGCTGTCTGCGACGTCTAGCTTTTGAAGCATAACTAATCCTCTTTACGTGGCATGATGATGCCAACGTGCTTTTGACATCCTCCACATTCTTCAGGCGTGAAGGATGTCAAATCACTCTGTGAGCTCAATCAAAAGTCTCATCATTCCACTGCGATTTGATGACCTTTCCGACAAACTGGCAGTTTTCGTTACACTCAATCATGTCGAATCGTGGGTTGAGCGGCTCCAGGTACGCTTTACCGCTCTCACGAATGAATCGTTTGAAGGTAAATTCATCGCCGTTCATTCGGGCCACGCAAAAATCGCCATCCTCGATTTCCCGTTCAGGGTCAACGAGTATCAGCATACCTTCAGGGAAGCTGGGTTTACCACCCTGCGGTGCGGTCATTGAATGCCCCTTGACCTCCAGCCAGAACGACCTGTCACTGGCTTTTGTGGTGGTGGAGATCCATTTAATCGCATCTTTTGCGGTGTACGAAATATCATCCATTGAGAATGCGCCAGCTTGTACGCAGGAGAGTAACGGATATTCGTAAGCGGGGACACGAGTTAATGGCTCTTCAATTGCGAGCGCCATTTCTGCAATAGATTTTGCCAGGCTGGGACTGAAATCTCCGACCTTTACATTCAGTATCTTAGCAAGCTGTGCTGCGTGGCTGGCATTTATGGCGTTGATGCCAGCCATTAGCTGATTAACAGCGCTTTGGGTAACACCTAATTCATAGGCTAATGATTCCTGCGACAGGCCTAACTCTTTCTTTTTAGCGTTAAAAATACTTTTCAGACGCTTGGCGTCTTCCAGTTGCTCAGGGGTTAACGGTTTCTTTTTCATGTTCATACCATATCACCTTTGGTTATATGTAATGAAATATCTGCGGTGTTGACATTTTAATAACTGTGCGTAATGATATGGGCATTTTGAAGGAGTCAGTTATGGCGATGAAAAAAGAGACCCTGGCTGATTACGTATACAGGTTCGGCCAAAAGAAAGCCGCTAAGGACTTTGGCGTGGCGCAGAGTGCAATCAGTAAAGCGCTTCTCGTCGGACGAGAAATATACGTCAAAACCTTTGATGACGGCACAGTTGAGGCGGAAGAGGTTCGTCCGTTCCCTGCGTTCGTAAGAGGCGATGATTAATCCTGGACACACAGCCCATCGGAGGTGTGAGTGAACAGGCAAATCAAAACGGTTATGCCCGAGCAGTACTGTGATGCTGATCGGGACTGGATACAGGAGCAATTGTTACAGCTAGACCCGACCACCCGGGTAAAAATTGCAGCAGAGTACGCGAGAGTGTACCAGGAAGAGTGGGACAAGGAGCCTGTATCGTTCAGGAAGGGCAACAGGGCAAGACGGAGCGCCAACACCCGGTTACGGGTGTATGTCCAGAAGTACGCGAGAGCCAGCCGTGGCTGGATGCTTTCGCCAGTAGCGGTACGGAAGTTTCCCCCGACACCATGATGGCGGTTAGTTGCGCTAGAAATAATTTCACATGCAACTAATTTCCTGAAAGGAAGCGAGGAGGGGGTAAGGGGGTGGAGTCGTTGGTAAGGCCTGTATCCCTTGGCCTAGGCCAGAAGGCAGGTACATAGGTTAGGTAGATCACTGTATAAGCGCGCGATAGTTTCTGGTGAAATAATTATCGAGCTAACTATTGAGTGATAAACTATGTCAGCAGCAACCAAATCGGCACTGATCCGTACACTGAGCACTGTACCACTGAGAACAGAGGAGCGTTACAGCTTTCTGGCTGATGTCGTAACGATCCTTGAGTCACAGGGGATGCATGTGGCAAGCAATGTCACAGTAAGAATCGATGGCAGAAATTTCCGTGTTGATATTCTCGCAACAGCAAAAACTGGTGGGAGTGTGGCTATCGAGATCGATCGTAGCTCTCCGCGACCCCGCTCAGTCATGAAATTGCGTGAATTGGCACGTCGTGGCACTGAAGGCTTTGTGTTGCTTCGAATGCCAAAGAAACTGACCAGTTATAGCGATGCTGGGATCGATATCATCCCGGCGAATGGCAAGGGGGCGTCATGCTGAAAATCACCCCAAACTTTGCTCAGGAGCGCGGTTTAAACCAGCTGCGGCACCAGTGGAAACTGCATCGCACGTACCTGATGTATGCACCCACTGGCTCTGGCAAAACTGGTCTTGCAGCATTCGTCACTGCCGGAATGGTTGAACGTGGTATGCGGGTGATGTTTGTCTGTCCGTACACCATCCTGCTGAACCAGACAGCGGAACGTTTCACCGAATACGGTTTGCCGTGGGAAGAAATCAGTTTTGTATGGCGTGATCACCCTAACTATGACCCGTCACGACTGATTCAGATTGCCAGTGCCGACACGCTGATCCGTCGTGAGTTTCCTGACAACATCGATCTGCTGATCATCGATGAAGCACACATGAAGCGTCGTGCGTTACTTGAGGTTATCCGGGACAGAGACATCAGGGTTCTTGGACTTTCCGGCACCCCGTTCGCAGCCTGGATGGGGAAGTACTACGAATGCCTGATCAAGCCTACAACGATTCGTGAACTTATTCAGCGTGGTGATCTGAGCGATTACGAGTTTTTTGCCCCCTCAATGCCTGATCTGGCTGGCGTAAAAACCAGTAACACCGTATTTGGACGGGATTACAACGAGGAGCAGCTCGCATCCATCATGGGGAGTTCGGATCTGGTTGGCGATATCGTTCGCAACTGGCTTGAGAATGGCGAGGATTTGCCGACGATCTGCTTTTGCGTGAATGTTGCGCATGCGAATTTTGTTACCCGTGAGTTTTTACAGGCCGGTATTGGCGCAGAGGTGATGACGGCAGATACCCTCCATGATGAACGACAGGACATCATTCGCCGTTTTGAAGAGGGCGCGACCAAAATAATTGTCAACGTTGGTGTACTGGTTGCGGGATTTGACAGCGATGTTCGCTGCCTGATCTACGCCCGTCCGACAAAATCAGAAATCCGTTGGTTGCAGTGCATAGGTAGAGCGTTACGTACAGCCCCAGGTAAAAAACGTGCGTTGATTTTCGACCATTCTGGTACGGTTCATCGGCTGGGCTTCCCCGAGGATATCGAGTATGACGAACTGCCGGGTAAAAATGACGGAATGAAAGCGTCTGCTGGCGGTGGCGAGGTTAAGGCTGAGAAACTTCCCAGAGAATGCCCCAAATGCCACTTCATGAAGCCTGCTGGTGTACACATGTGTCCCAAATGTGGGTTTCGTCCTCTTGGTGGCGATGATGTGGCAACAGACCGCGATCGAAAACTCTCTCGCGTAAACAAAGGGAAACGCGAATACAGTCGCGAGGAAAAGCAGCGTTGGTGGAGTGAGATCAAGGGGTATCAGAATTACCGCAACGCGACGGGTAAACCCCTGAGTGACGGATGGTGCGCTCATACCTACAAGGAGAAGTTCGGTGTGTGGCCTAAAGGCTTCAGTAATGCGCCGCTGCAAACCTCAGTTGAAGTGTACAACTTCATCAAGTCAAAGACCATTGCCTATGCCAAAGGGCGCAAGAAAGCCATGACAGGAGGCCAGCATGCAGACTAAGAAGGCAGCGGCCGGGCATTGGGGGCGAATTTTTGAATATTACGGCATGCCTCCTGTTACTGGCTTGAAACATTATAGCGGCCCCTGCCCGATATGTGGTGCCAGAGGTAAATTTCGCTGTGATGATAAGGATGGTTCCGGTTCATGGATTTGTGTCTGTGGTCACGGGGACGGGATGAATCTGTTGCAACTTGCCACGGGTAAGCCCTGGGTGACGTTGTGTGATGAAATCGATCGGCTGATCGGAAATACCTGGAAGAGGGAGAAAGTCAGCCAGCCTGTAACAGAGATAAGCAGAAAGCGGGAGCTGGTCATGGATAAGTTTGCCGGACTCCCGTGTCTGCGGGGCACAACAGGTGAGGCGTACCTGCAGGGGAGGGGAATACTCCAGTTACCGACCGAATCCGTGCGTTTTTGTGACCGTCAGATCGCCAGCGGGCGCGAATATCAGGCAATTTACGCCATTGCAACAGATGACAGAGGTTCTCTTTGCTATCTGCATCGTACGTTGCTGGATGGTGATCGCAAGGCGAATGTAGAGGCGGCTAAAAAAATGACCGCGCTACAGGAGTTGCCTGGTTTGCAGCATGCCAAATCGGTGGCAATACGCCTGTATCCGGTGTCGTCCACTCTGGGGATAGCCGAGGGTATCGAAACTGCGCTTTCATGCCGTCAAATCTTCCGCTGCAATGTGTGGTCAACAATGAACTCCGGTTTTATGGAGAAGTTTATTGCGCCACCAGGCGTTAATCACCTGATTATCTTTGCAGACAATGATGAGCACGGCGCAGGTCTGGCGGCTGCCTTTAAATGTGGGCATAAGAATCTCATGAGTCGTAATGACGTTGAGAAGGTCAGCATTCGCTGGCCTGACTTGCCGGATTTTAACGACATGCTCATTCAGGGGTGTGAAGCCCGTGAACATGTGTTGACGCGCAAATTCAAAGCGGAGGCTGCCTGATGGAAATAGAGATGATCAAGGCGGCTAATGGCGTATTTGTACCGGCGTATGAGCGCGATTTACCCCGACTGGCAAAATTTAAAAACGGTGAGCTGTATACACTGGAAGCAAAACTTACCCGTAACCCATCTTTTCACCGGAAGATGTTCGCTTTTCTTAATTTCTGCTTTCAGTACTGGTGCGCTGAACATGCTGGATACGAATTCTCTGATGAAGCGACGCAGTTTGATGAGTTTCGTAAAAATCTGACAATTCTTGCCGGGTTCTATGATGTGGTCACAACCATAAGAGGCGAGGTGAGATATCGGGCAAAAAGCCTGAGTTACGCGAATATGGATCAGGATGAGTTTGAACGTTGCTACAACGCAATGATTAATGCCGCGTTAAAACATGTGTTCGGGCGCTCAAACAATCCTGAACTGAATAACCGCCTGCTGTCGTTTTTCTGAGGTGATGATGAAGCAACGTAAACCAAAAAAATGCAAAGTGTGCGGCTCCTCGTTTGTGCCGTTCCGCTCATATCAGAAAGTTTGCTGTGGTCAGTGCGCACTGGAACTGGTCAGAAAAGAAAAGGCGATAGCTTCAGCAAAAGAGCAGGCAGACAAGCTGAAAGCGCGCAGGAGGGACTTACAGCCCCGCAGTTACTGGATTAAGCAGGCACAACAGGCTGTGAATGCTTATATCAGGGAGCGGGACCGTCATTTGCCGTGTGTTTCATGCGGGACGTTCGATTCAGCCCAGTGGGATGCAGGCCATTACCGTACAACAGCTGCGGCACCTCAGCTCAGATTTGATGAACGCAATATCCATAAGCAATGCGTGGTGTGTAACCAGTACAAAAGCGGAAATCTCGTTCCGTATCGTGTCGAACTGATTAACCGCATCGGGCAGGAAGCAGTAGACGAAATCGAATCAAACCATAGTCGCCACCGCTGGACTGTCGAAGAGTGCAAGGCGATCAAGGCAGAGTATCAACAGAAACTTAAAGACCTGCGAAACAGCAGAAGTGAGGCCGCATGACGTTCACCGTAAAAACCATTCCTGACATGCTTGTTGAGGCATATGGAAATCAGACCGAAGTGGCCCGAATACTGAACTGCAATCGTGCCACAGTCAGAAAATACATTGGCGATAAAGAAGGGAAAAGACACGCTATCGTCAACGGTGTTCTTATGGTTCACCGCGGATGGGGTAAAGATACTGATGCGTGATATCCGGCAGGTTCTTGAGCGCTGGGGGGCATGGGCGGCAAATAACCATGAGGATGTTACATGGTCGCCCATTGCTGCCGGATTTAAGAGGCTGATCCCCGAAAAAGTAAAATCACGTCCACAGTGTTGTGACGATGACGCGATGATTATATGCGGGTGTATGGCTCGCCTTAACAGGAACAACAGCGATCTGCATGACTTGCTGGTTGATTATTACGTGTTGGGGGAGACGTTCATGGCGCTGGCACGGAAACATGGGTGCTCTGACACCTGTATAGGTAAACGCCTTCACAAAGCGGAGGGGA